ATGGATTTGACTCATAATATTATTGAATACGTAAACTGCTGCGTTGGCGCTTTTGCGAATCGTTTTAAGCTTTCTTCGGCAGATTCGTACGCCTATTTGCGCAGATTTAAAGGAATAGACTTCCTTGTTGATTGCTATGCGGCTGAGCATACTCTTTCTATAGAGGATGCAGTGGAGGATATTGCCATATTATGTCAAAAGAATGGAGGACGATTAGGATGCTAAAATTATATCATGGTAGCAATGTCGTGATAGATAAAATAGATTTATGTCTTTCACGAAAAGGCAAGGATTTTGGATGTGGATTTTATCTGAATCCAAATGAATCGCAAGCAAGGGAAATGGCAGTTCGTACTGCTCAAAGACTGCAGGAGGGAACACCTGTGGTTAATGCTTACTTGTTTGATGACAGCTTGCTTATGAAAGATTCAACGGTTTTATATGCCGACACGATACGTTATAACTGCCTGATAGTCAACTAGGGAATTTCCGATTTTTACATATATAACACCGAAAATGCACCGAGTTGCGTATCAAACAAGTTACAGATACTCAAACAGTTGTGTGATTGTTATAAAACAAATGTTTGACAAAATGACTCATTTTTCGCAAAACGGTGCAATAAAAATCTTAGTTTTCCAACATTTTTTTGGTAAGCCTATCGATCGTTTTCTGTTGACTCTCGATAGTCTTGTTCTGTCTCTCAACGATTGTCAACAGGTTTCCCTGGTTGCCTTTCGTGAGTTTCTCTCCCATGATTAGGTAATTAGCGTCTACCCAATCGACGGCGTTAATGATCTTCACGATAATGTCGTAACTAGGGGCATTTCTGCCAGATACGATATTTTTGATCGTGGTCCATGGTACACCAATCTTCTTTGCGAATGTAGCAATGGTGTGACCCTCTTTTTCAATGATGCTGTTTACGCGTTCATTGATAGTTTCTGTTACTTCTTTTTCTTTTTCTGTACTCATAATATGTAAATTTCAAACATAATGCTGAAAAATATAAAAATAATCAGCGAAATGTTTGGTAATATCACTGAAATATTATAAATTTGCAGCGTGTTAATAATTCTCATGGTGCAAATATACAAAAAATATCGCACATAACGATGATTTCAAACAAAAATTTTAAAAATATGGGTTTTAGTGAGTACATGAAGAGTCTTCCATACCCTCGTTGTAAGGTCGTGGAAGCACTTGCGGAGAAATGCAAGGTATCTAATAATTCCGTCTATAGATGGATTCAAGGCAAGTCAAAACCAAACGCTCTATGCAGAGGAATAGTCGCTGATTATCTAGGTATGCAAGAGAGCGAACTTTTTCCGGAGGAGTAAGTATGGAGTCAGTCGAGTTTTACAATACACCAGAAGGTGATGTTATGTATAAGCAACTTAGCAAACCTGTCCAGGAACTTACAGCCGACAGCCGCGAAGTTATCGAGGAGATGCTAGACCTAATCAAAACTAGATACCCTCAAGCCTTCAGAGCTCTGTGTGACCAGTATACGGCGAGCGAACTAAATCGCAAGGTGTATGAATTCAACATTGTATCTAGGTTCTGCAGATGTAATTTCGGCGAATATGATGCACATACTCCTGATATCGATGCAGACGGTTTCTTTCATTTTGAGGAAGTCAAGTGTCCGTTACGTGGCGAATGCAGAATGGAGGGTGTCATCTGTAAGCCTAAACTAGACTCTAAGCTTACTGATCGTGAGTTAGATATAGTGGAACTTATATCTAAAGGCTTGCGCGCACAGGAGATCGCAGACCGGCTTTATATATCTGTCAAAACCGTGCAACGACATAGGGAGAATATTAAGGCTAAGCTCCAGCTAAGATCACTAGCACAGGTGGCAGCATATTACCTGGAGCATATAAAAACAAAATAGCTTATGTCTGAGAAATGCGTTATTTGCAAAGAAGGCAGGGCTTGCATTAATGGCCAGTTCTGCCTTAGGTTAAAGAGATATGTCGAATATATAAATAAGCCAATATGTGACTATGAGTAATAAAAAATGGACTAAAAATGAGATAGCATACCTGGTAGAGAATTATGGGAGAATGAGCCTTGAGAATATGGCCATCCATCTCAACCGTTCCGTCATGGCCGTGCGGTTGTACGCTCTTCGACATAGACTAGACGACAAACACCAGGTTGTTAAAGAAAATCGCCTGAAGAAGTTGCTTGAGTATCGCTTCCGTCATCTTGAGGACTTTCATCCAAGCAAGTTCTTTTTTAAGGAGACTGGTATTAACCAGGTGAGATACTGGGATATTTTCTTCGGCCGTAAGGCTATAAAACCAGAAGAGTATAAAGCTGTGGCAGCATACTTCAATATTACGATATCTGAAGCATTCGATTCTCTACAGCTCAATCTGTTCGACTAAACAAAATGAGAAATATGAAAATCAACTCAGACTTCATTAGCGATGTCAAGAGTAAACTTGATATTGTTGATGTGATAGGCGCCTATATTAATCTTCAGAAGGCGGGCATTAACTATAAGGGTATCTGTCCGTTCCATAATGATAGTCATCCTTCGATGATGGTTAATAAGGCTAGACAGACGTACCATTGTTTCGTGTGTGGTGAGCATGGAGACGTTCTGGACTTTCTGCAGAAATACAACCAGATAACTTTTAACGAGGCATTGCGAATAGCTTGCAAGCTCGCTGATGTTGAGTTTCCGGAGCAGGAATCTACTCCGGAAGAAAACGCTGCGTATAAATTGCTTGAATCTCGCCGTATAGCCATTGCTGCTGCCGCAAAGTTCTACCAGGGCAATATCTCGCAAGCGGAGAGCTTCCTTAAAAAACGCGGTTACGATTATACAGATAAGGTGCTTGCAGAATATGGAGTGGGCTATGCTCCGAATGGTAATGTAGCGATGAAGTATCTCGTGGAGAATGGGTACAGTCTGCAGATATTGGAAGATGTTGGAGTCGTAGGTAAGTCTCAAGACGGGAGAAACTATGACTTCTTTAGAGACCGCGTGATGTTCCCGTTTTACGATGTGTCTGGAAGAGTCGTTGCGTTTTCCGGAAGAATTGTCACTCCGAATGATAAAATTGGCAAGTACGTCAATACCGGAGAGACGCCCATTTTCAGAAAAGGTCGACATATTTTTGGATTGTTTCAAGCGAAAAGGGCGATAGCGAAAGAGGGTTTCGCTTATCTCGTAGAGGGGCAGTTCGATGTTGTCACTCTACATAAATATGGGGTCGAAAACGTTATCGGTGGATCTGGAACAGCATTTACCGATGACCAGGTAAAACTCATCATGCGCTTTACCCAGTCTGTTGTGATGATCTACGATGCGGACAGCGCAGGGATTAAGGCTGCTGTCAAGAATAGTGAACTGTTATTGACGGCAGGAGCGAGCGTCAGGTGCGTTCGCTTGCCGAAGGGATATGATCCAGACAGCTACGGCCGGCTCTGCAAGGATGGCGTAAAACAGAAATTAATCGATGCAACCGAAACATTTCCGAAGGCGATGAAAAGAATGCTGGTTCCTCGCGGATGCAGGGACGAGGCTACAATCGCTTCAGCCATGAATACTATCGCTAATCTAGTAGCATGCGTGCAGGATGCCGGACTGCGTCTTGAATATATGAAGAGCATGACTAAGGATTTCGATACGAAGATGACTATTCTGGAAGATAAAGTTCGGGATATCCGACGTAATGCCGAGGGTCTCAAGAAAGAGGATATGCAACAGGGTATTTTTGGACTTGATGAGCTGAAGGATAATCTGAGAAATAACGAGCCTGCTATCGTGACATCTTCTATCGATACGTTCATGGAGTCTTACGGAGATAATCCGATTGTGTACGTAGCAGGCGTTCCGTCGGCTACCGATATCCAGAACCTCCGCCGGATCTGCTGCTATCTGGCCACAACTGAAGAAGGCTGCAGCATAGATACGACAACGGGCGATGATAGCAGCTATCTCTCCGCCCTGGTCGAGATGTTCAAGGCAGGAATCTCGCAGATAAGAGTCATGCACGAGGATAAAGTAGAATCCTTCATAGACTTCTATATACGTATACATGGAGATTTACTGTCTGGTTTCCTGGGCGACAAGGTCCCGATCATTACCAGATGTATCGAACTGACCAGCTATGCTGAGGAAACCGTGATAACTGTCAACAAGAATCATTACTGCAGTAAATTAGGGCTATCCAAGGGCCAGTTCGATGAGATCCGTAAGCCGTTCGTCAACAAACGGAAGAACGTCATGAAAGCGAATGCCCTGAAAGACGATCTGTATGATGACGACTTCGACGGAGATGAGGTTCCTAGCTATGCGAGGGAAGGCGAGTATGCCCAGATGTTTCGCGAGTGCAAGTATTATCCTCGACTGAACAAGCAAGGTATACCGGTATGCTACATGTTCCAGAACAAGAACGGGCGAGGCTTCTCGCAGGTGGCCGACTTCTACATGGTTCCTCTCCTCCATATCTTCAATGAAGACTTTGAGCAGAATAAGCGAGTGCTGAAGGTTAATCGTAGATATTTCGACAAGCCATTATATATCGAGGTTCTTTCTAGTTCCCTGAAGAAGATGAGTACCATCGAGGATGTTCTTATCAACTACGAAGGCGTGAACTTTACGGATGGTGAAGAGTGGCAATGGAGGCGCATCAAGGAGTATATGAGCCGCCATTTCGTTCAATGCAGAGAAATCCAGACGTACGGCAACCAGCAGTCTGAAGGAATGAGCAGAAAGACCGATGAGCAGTTTTTCGCCTTCGCCAACGGCATAGCCCATGAAGATGAGAACGGAAAATATGTGTTCGAGAAGGTTAACGAACTAGGCGTAGTGACTCATAATCACATGAATTACTACCTCCCTGCCTTCTCTACCATATACGCCGGATCCGGAAGACAATCTGACAAGTACGAATTGATATCCCAGCTCGTGTACGAAGACATACCCGTTAACAAGCAAGTCACGTTCGAGCAATGGGCTTCGCTGATGGACAAGGTATATAAGATCAATGACAACGGAAAATGGGCAATCGTTTTCGCGCTGATGTGCGCCTTCAGAAGTAATATCCACTGCCTAGACAGACTATTTACGGCTCCGTTCTTCATGGGCCCGATGTCTTCAGGTAAGACTCAGATTGCAATATCAATCCGTTCTCTGTTTATAAGCCCGACTATTCCGATATTCAACCTCAATACAGGTACTGATGCGGCTATGAGCACCATCATGGGCACATTCCGTGATGTTCCTGTCGTACTCGATGAGTATAATAATAAGGATATTTCAGATACAAAGTTTCAGGCCCTGAAGGGTATCGTGTACGATGGAGACGGAAAACAGAAACGCCGTGGAACCTCGGGAAGGGATATCGAGAACGATAAGGTATTTGCGCCTGTGGTTATCTGTGGCCAGGAGACCCCTCAGCGAGATGACAATGCCCTGATGAGTCGTGTCATCATCTGCGAGGTTCCTAAGCCTAAGAATAGAACCCCAGAGGAGACCAAACTGTTTGAGGAACTCAAGAATATAGAGAAGAATATAGGGTTATCAAACGTATTACTGGAAGTATTATCACTCAGGCCTGCAGTCATGGATCATTTCCGTGCTCTCAAGCAGGAGGCATACAGCGAGCTCAAGAGTGATGTAATCAATTCCGGAGAGATGGACCGACTCATGAAGACTGCTTCTCTCTTCCTCGGCATGGTGAAGCTCGTAGAGCAATATTCCAAGCTTAAACTGCCGTTTACCTACGGCGAGTTTTTTGCACTAGTGCAGGAGAAGATTAAGTTCCAGTTATCTCTGATCCGAAGCACGGACAAACTTGCTATGTTCTTCAACGCTGTGAACAACATGATAGATACCAAACAGGTACTCATTGGCCGAGAGATGCTCATCGAACAGCCTAAGAGCGTTACCGGTAAGGATTCGCATGGCGACAAGAAGACGTTTGGTTTCGATCCTGGCACTCATATCCTCTTTCTGCGCCTGAGCAGCGTATATTCCATCTACGACAGAAGCGGATATAATAGCGAGAACACAACGTTATCTACGCTCGAACAAAACTTGCGCTCTCATCCATCATATATTGGAACCGTTCCTTCAAGGAGGTTTACCTGGGAGGAGACAGTCGAGGTCGCCAAACAGGACGACCAGGAAACGATGGTGAGAGTGCGCATGGAGCGTTCTACATCTACGAGTGCTATTATCATCGATTACGACAAGTTTATGGAGATGTACAATATCGACTTCAGACGAGATGGCACATCATCTGATAAGGCAGCACAGAGTGCAGCAGAACCCCAAAAAGGAGCTGATACAGATGCCAAGCAATCCAGACCAGGTTCCCTTCCGTTTGACGAGACAGATGCAGGCAAGAATGGTGATTTACCGTTCTGATAAGAGTCGAGATGATGCCTTATATTAGGTATACAATACCCCAATTTAACGATACAAAGATACGAAAAATATTCGAGAAAACCAAAGATTTTCCGCATAAAATTGAGTTGAATTTTGCATATTTTTACCCACGTAAACCCGGGAGGGTGAGCGTGGGTATTTCTTTACATATTCGTGTGTCACAGATGCGAAAAATCCCCCGTACCCCCTAAAATTACAAAAATAACCGAGAAAACGAAGTTTTGAAAATCATTTTCAGAAAAATGCCTTCCTACAATCCTACAATCCTACAAATGCATTCCTTTTCAAACTATTAATATTATCTATTTATCTTATTATCAGTATGTTATGTGTGTTTTTGTGTTTTTGTTGTTTTGTAGGAAATGCTGTAGGATTGTAGGACGTTGTAGGAAATAGGAAATTTTTACATTTTGGCTCTTTTGGAGATTTCGTCCTACAGAATACCCCATTTTGTAGGATTGTAGGACGTGTTGGGAACGAAAAAATGAGTGTGTAGGACTAAAATATGTTTGATAAAATTTGCGTAACTAGCTGAAATTTAGTATCTTTGCATTCGTAAGCCTGCAATTTGTAGGATTGTAGGACGGTAGGAAGCAAAAATAAGCAAAAACGATATGGAAAGAAAAAAACGTCTCTTGAAACGAACAGCATCTGTCAGAATAGAGCCCTATCTGGCAGAGTATATTCAGAAAAAGCTAGAAATTGAGCCAGAAACAGGCGGAGTAAAAATACCATACACCACAGATCTGTATTATGTGGTGTGGAATTGTATGGCCAAGCCGGATCCTCACCATGACGTCATGCAGGATTGCAATCTCAAGATATATCTACCTTCCCGGCGTTCTAATATGGATGGACATCCGGGTAAGGATCCCGCTTATTTCAACTACCTGTCTAGTGCATCAGCGAAAAAGATTGAAGATCATATTCGGCTTCTCTTCAATTTTGAGTTTCATCGGATTATGATTGAAAATGAAGAGCTGGGCAGACCGATGCGGAACCAGGATGTGGTGGATAATTTCATCAGGAGGTACGCTCTCAAGTCGATATCACCTGATGCGCTTCTGAAGAACTTTTATCGCTACCGCCAGCGACTTTTTCCAAAAACTCTCCGGAAATACCAAAAAAAACGGGGTGTTTAATTATTTTTAATACATACTGAGTACAAATCTTTGTCACTCAAAAATTAGCAATAATCACTCTAAAAGTTAACATTATGAAAGAATTTTCCTGTCTTTTAGTGATTTCCATTCTCGGAGGCACAGAAAGAAACATCGTCCTCAGCGCCGATCCGTTCACATTCGAACCTTCGATGACTGAAGAAAATGGAGGTGTATACTGGGATTGTGGTAAGACATTTATTGTTGATATAGCGGAGGAGAGCATTTTTAATGAACTAAAAGTTCCTCGTAGCGCTATCGTCACGCTCGCAAGTGTTGGGCATTCTGACGCACGTACGTATGATATAGGTACAGAAACAATACCGGCGAAGGTTCAGCTCGTCAGGCATCTGAATAAGGCAAAGCTTATCGTAAAGTGTAAAATGCTTGCAAATCCATTGTTTTAAGGTCTTTTATATACCTATTATATATATGTACCTTTGTGGAAAACTTAATCAAGATGGACGAAATACAGACCCTTCTGCTTTCCACTCTACCTCTATGGATTACTGAGGATGCCTACCGTCAGCTGATGGTAGCTGCATTCCCGTCGAATGGCACGGTGGTAAGCTTCGAACAGAAAAAAGCCGAACAGGCGATGAGTATTCCTGAGATTCGGGAATATCTCAAGACTCATACATATTATCAGTACGAAACCCACGAAGCGCTGCAGGCGATATCCAGTAAGGCATCACAGAGAGAAGAGACGAAGGATGTTCAGCTCACGGATGAATATGATTCGCCATCTCTGAATGATGGTACAATCGCATACCATCGTGTATTCGGAGTCGTGACTGCAAACAGCTATTGGTACTTCTCATCCAAACAGCTGGAGCAGGACATCATTGCTGCGGAGAATAATACGCAGATATCCGCACATCTCCTTCATATTAATTCTCCTGGAGGAGAGGCGTGGTACATGGACCGTTTGAGCGAGACTCTCCGTAATGCGAAGAAACCGATTCTTGCCATCTACGAAGAGTACTGTGCATCCGCAGCCTATTATATCGGCTGCCACGGGCAGAAACTCTACGCTACCACCAACCATGACTTCGTAGGATGCATTGGAACCATGTGTTCATTCTGGAACTTCGAACCATACTTCGAGAAGTTGGGACTGAAGAAAATTGTCGCGAAGGCTACCAATTCTAGCCGGAAGAATAAGATTTTTGAGGACCTGAAGGACGGTAAGTCTGAAGACTATGTTAAGAATGTTCTTGATCCGATGAATGAACAGTTCCTGGGAGAAGTGAGATCTCAGCGTTCCAAACTGGCAGAACTGGATGATGATGCTCCGGTACTTCAGGGCGAGAGCCTGTATACCGCTCCAGCCGAAGAGGTCGGTCTCATTGATGGTAAGCGCACCTTACTGGAGGCGATAGCGGAGGTGGCACAACTGGGAGAGGCCTATATGGGGACGCAAAGCCTTTACGGATTTAGCTAATATATTATTTTTGTTTGATTGTTTTAATATTTAAATGATTGATTTATGAATTTCAAAGCAAAGCTTAACAAAGTTCTCGAGAAGCTTGGTTTCGTCAAGAAATTCGAGAACAAGAGTCTTACTGCGGAAGAGTACAAGACTCTTTGCGAGGAATACCAGAAAGAGTACCAGAGTACGCTCATGGATGACCTCGCTGCGGAGAATAGTGCAGCCGAGCAGGCGGAACATCAGAAGCAGATCAATGAGCTCTATGCCATCGTCTCTAAAGCTAACAAGTCAAAGGATGATGATCCCGACGGCGATGGAGGTGGCGAAGGCGATGATGATGGCGACGGAAAGAAAAACGAGAACAGCCAGCAGAACGTCAGCTTCGAGAGACTCTCAGCAGCAGTCAATACACTTGCTGAGAACATGGTAAAGATGGCTAATAGTACAGCAGACGACAAGCCTGCTGCTCATGTTACTGCTCCTTCTATTCCTATCAACGGTTTCGAGACAAACGTCAACTATCTCTTTGGTATCGAGCATTCAATGTTCGATATGAAAAAGCGCTGGAACCGTATTGTTGCTAACCCTGAGGTTGCCTTATCTTCTAAGCCGGATGAGGAGACAGACGGCAAGGCCTTCCGTTCTGAGGCGATGGCGTTCGCGAGATCACTCCAGGAACGTTACAAGTATCACCAGGTACGCAACGAGCTCGGCAATGTAAAAGCACTCGCTTCTGGCCAGTTCGCTACTAATTACTCAGGCGTGGATAATGCCGGATTGGGCGACCAGTTTGTTATCCTTCGCCAGGATGCGCTTATTGCCCGAATCCTTGAGCTTCGTAATCTTACAGAGTTCTTCCCTGTTCGCTATGGTGTTCAGGATCGCGACATTCTCTTCAACGCATTCTTCGATGAGGTATCTCAGGGCTACCAGGAGGGTGAGATCTACAAGGGTGGCATGCAGCTTGAGAACGAGATGGGCTATGTCGATGACGCCATGATTAAGGTTAAGTTCGGCCCAATGAAGGAACTTGAGCGTAAGTATATCGCCTATCTCAACAAGGAAGGCTCTGACCCTATTAAGTGGTCTATGGTTGAATTCTGCCTTCTCAACCTTCTGAAGAAGGCTCAGGACGAGCAGAACCAGCGTCGTATGCGCGGTATCTATGTAAAGCCAGAGACTGGTCAGGCATCAAGCTACCTCAATGCAGGTACAGGTATCTGGTACACATTGCTTCGCTATATCCACGATTACAGCATCAAGCCATTCGCCAACAAGAGCTACAATACTTATACATCAGCTAATATGCTGGATGCGGTTAAGGAGTTCATTACCGACGTTAAGACTCACCTCTCTGAGGGTATGACCATCGATAACCATGTTCTCTATCTCAACGAGAACCATATTGACTGGTGGCTTGCTAACTGCCGCGAGACTTATGGTAAGGATCAGGACTTCACCGGTCCTAACGGCTATAAGAACCGTGTCCCAGACTCTACCATTCAGATTAAGTGGCTCCCATACGAGGGTAAGTCTTGTTGGATGTTCATGGATGTCCCTGGCAATATCCAGTTTGTCGAGAACCTCCCTGGCGAGATGTTCGCCGTGAAGATGGAGGAACAGATGGAGATGGTTCGCGCATGGAGTACCTGGAAGGAAGGTTGTGGCGCAGCCTTTACTGGCCGCAAGTTTGATAACAAGGCTGATATGGATGCCAACGATTACGAGTTCCAGCAGATCTTCACCAACCTCCCTGCAACTGTTATTGGCGCAGAGGTCAACGGTGCAAACGGCTTCTGGCAGATTACAGATGCTACTACTACAGCAACCGCTATCGAGGATATCACGAATGCGAAGGCTGGCGTAGCTTACTGTATCGAGATTGGCGAGGATGATACCAAGCATCAGCTTACCATCGGCAAGAGCGACAAGTTTGCGAATATTACCGCAGCATGGACTCCTAGTCAGGTTGGCGACTACATCATGGTCATTCTCGGTAAGGACGAGAAGTTCCGTGAGCTCGAACGTCGTGTAGGTGGCAAGCGAACCATTAACAAGGCTGTCCAGCCTAATGTTCCTGGTGGCCGTTAGTCCTTATTATATATATTGTTAACTCGTAGGTGAGGTACGGCGTACCTCGCCTACATTTTCAGAAAAAATTATGAAGAAAAACAATATTCCAGTACGTTCTCGTACTTATAACCCTAACAAGGGTTATCATTATGCCCAGCATAAGGGCCGTCTTCTCTTCATGACGCTCATTATGCTGCTCGGCATCGTTTCACTTCTGCAGATGTTATCTGATCCTACATCTACCTTCGGTATAGGTGGCACAGGAGTCTCTATGGCTTCGTTCGTTGCGCTGACATCTATCGAAGATGTGACAGACCGAGATACCCATGGTTCTGCCATTGCTTACCAGGTGGTGCTGGTTCCAACATCTCTGGTCGATATAACGAAGGCGTTCCCTCAGCCGGATAAAGACCGCATGGTGAAGGCTATTCCGTTTAAAACGGCTGCCGCCGACACCCTGAAGGCATACCTCTTCGATGCACACGATATTCCTACGTTCACGGCTACGACAGAGAAGGGAGATATCACGACATCTGGCGAGAATAACCTGGTAATCATTATGGGTGGTACTCGCGCGGTTCTCTATAACTTCATCGAGCAGTATGCTGGTGGTAAGTTTATCATTCTTTACAAGCATGTAAAGGATACGCAATGGTATATCGTCGGCGAACCTGAGCGCCCTATGATTCTCAATAACACAGAAACTAAGGATGATAAGGATGGCCGATATACAACCTTCACCTTCAAGCGCACATCTGTAGACCTTCCTTGTCTGTATGCTGAGGATCCTCTTGGTGTGACAGCTGTCGAGGCTGCTGCTCATTCAGATACGGCTCCTGGCACAAAGCAGAATACGGCTTCTGGTTCTTCAACCGGTAAGGCAGTTTCTTAATGTTTTCATTTTATTTAATTATTGGTTAGTTTTAAAGGTGTGTCGCCACAAAAAGGTGGCGCACCTTTTATAATATATATAAGGTATGATTAGTAGAAGAGAAAAATTGCAATTATTTAATAAGCTTAGAGGAGTCGGACACGCTGAAGCCGACCTTGCTCTCCTGGAGGATGTAAACCCTCGCCATCCTAAACTTACTCGTTTCGCCCGCGATCCGCAACGGTATGCAGACGAAATACTCTACGCTCTTTTGGATGAGTGCGATGAAGGGGATATCGTAGATCATCGAATTTATTTCGAGAAATTAAATGAAACTATTGACGATACCCCAGCTGATGATGGGCAGGGACCAGCAGATGGTTCAAGTAATACTCCAACTGGAGATGAGCAGGGACCGGAAGGCGGTTCAAGTAATACTCCAACTGGAGAAGAGCAGGGACCGGAAGGCGGTTCAAGTAATACTTCAACTGGAGAAGAGCAGGGACCGGAAGGCGGTTCAAGTAATACTTCAGCTGAAGAAGAACAGATACCTGCAGATGGTTCAAGTAATACTTCAACCGAAGAAGAGACTCCTGAAGGTGAAAGTCAGCAGGAATCAGAACAGCCTGATACTGCCGACCCTGACGAGGACTCAAAAAAAAAGTAGTTCAAAAAGAAGAGGAATATCCTAACATCGACTGGGATAACCTCTATAATGAGGACGTGCAGATGGCGACCGTCATTTATAACGACCGCATCAACACATGGCGCAAGATGAAGAAACTCGACGAACTCCTGGACAAGAAACCAAAGGCGAACGATGTGGCTGCCATGGCAGAACTCCGCATCCGCAACCTTCAGGCATTCGATGAACTGAAGGCTTACAACGATACCGGAAAGTTTCTATACAAGCATCCATTACTGAAGGGCAAGTCGGAATTCGATGAACTCGTGAAGCTCTTCAAGAAGGACCCTGCCGAGTTTCTTCATAAACACAAGAACGTGCTCGATAATATCAAGCGCTATAAAAGCTACATTAAAAGAGATGATCGCAAGGACAAACGTGCCAGCGACCGTGAGAACCTCCAGCGTCATCAGGAACGTGAACGTATGTTCAAGATGGTAATGGAACAATATAGTGACAAATCAGATAAATCAGATAGATAAGATGGATAAGACGGAATTACGGAAGATTGCAGAAACCTGCGTCTCGATGGTGAAGAACGGAGGTGTACTAGAGCAGGCTCAACTCAAGGCAGACGAGAAGATAGCCGAGTTGGCAGCAAATGGCGACCTCGATGCCATCAAACTACTGAATGAGCGGATGCAGGATCGCGAAGAACTGAAACTTAGAAAGGAGTTGTTTGGCGTATGAAAAGCGAGATAGAAAAACTGGAGAGCGTTCATCCAGACCTCATAACCACCTTTCTGACTACAGGTGAGGGCAAAGGCATTCCAGAGGATGTGCAGACCTTTCTGAAGCAGCTGCAATGGGCAGTCGAAATCTACGAGTATGAACGTAACATTACCCGTGGCGCCCGCAAACTCAAACAGCGTATTGCTTCGCAGCAGAAGATATCCCTCGATGTGCGCACCTGTATGACTCGTATCAATCAGGCAATATCTTACTTTAATGTAGATTGCAATGTGGCCATAAAAGTCTGGGAAAATGATTTTGCCAACAAGTACGAGGACCTTGCCAAGCTCTGCTCTGCCAAGCGTGACTATAAAATGCAGAAAGCCTGTATGGATCAAGCCCTGGAATGCCGCAGACGTGCGTCCGAACAGGCAGAGGCAGATAGAGATCTCGGAGTTGTGTTCCTCATTACACCAGAGGTTACCCCGGAAGAGCTAGGTTTTCAGAAAAAGAACCTCAAGGAGATTGCCGGCAAGTACAACCGCGGTTTTTATATATCTCTCATCGATGGTTTGCCTATTGAGAGTTCAGAAAAGAAACGTTTGCTTCGTGATGCAGATATTCAGGAAGCTGAAATTGTGGAGGATCTAAGTGATGAGCCAACTGATTTTGAATGATAATACTATTGGCGATTTCGAGCATTACTACATGAACAACATGCAGCTGCTTGCCAATATCATCGACCCCAATATGCTTTTTGCCGAGGTTGCCCGTGCCGGAGGTAAGACAGAAGGTGTGACTGGTCCTCGCCTGATACGAGTTGCCAACGATATGCCAGGGGAGCTATCTTTTCTGGTTCACAAAACCTACGTGGCGCTGATGACCAACGTCTGGCCAAACATCCAGGCGTACTTCTCTCGCCAGGTAGTTGTGAACGGGCAGCAGAGATCCATGTTGGAATATGGTATTGATTACGTAGTAGGAGAGAGCACGCTGCCTTCCCACTTCCGGAAACCCCGATACCCGATTGCCTATGCCAAGCATAGCGTGATATTTCGGAATGGCGCTCACCTTCAGCTCGTATCAAGCGATCAGCCGGAATCCGTTGCCGGTAGAAATGCCGTGCACGCCTTCGTGGAGGAGATGAAACATAATAGCGGAGAGAAACTTAAAACCCGACTGTTCCCGTCATTACGTGGAGGTCCAGCCAATGTGCGCTGTTCTGCTTATTATGAGGGCGTTACAGGTGTGAGCGATACCGCGCGAGTTGACCTCGGCGAAGACGATTGGTTTGAGGATTATGAAAAGAAGGTGAACCCGAAGCTTATCGAGGAGATTGCTACCGTGTCGCTAGAAGTCAATAGAAGTCTATATCGTCTCTTCGTGCTCAAGCAGCAGGAACGAGACTCTAAGGATCCTGTTCTCCTGGAGAAGATGCGACTGGAGTCTGTAAAACTTAATGCCTTCGTGGCGAGATGGAAACCTCGACTGGCAGATATGCGCCGTAATGCCATCTACTATATTCGCGCATCTTCTTTCTGCAATAAGGATATCCTGGGACCGAAGTTCTTCAAAACTCAGTTGGACACTCTTGATACGGATGAGTTCCTCACGGCTATCTGCGCCATCCGCCACAAGGAGGTAACCAATAAGTTTTTTATCAACTACGACCACGTAAAGCATCAGTTCAAGGATAGCTATAAGTATGAGTCCATCCTTCGCCTGAATCTGAAGGATAGGTTTATCCTCACGGCAGAGTATCTTCTTCATTACGACCCTCAGGAACCGCTCTATATGGGATATGACCCTGGCAATTTCCAGTCGCTCATCGTTGCTCAGAAGAAAGATTACGGCAGGCGTCTCGACATCATCAAGGAGTTCTTTGCCTTCCTGCCCAAGGATTATAACGACCTTGTGGCAGAGGTGCACCAGTTCTTCGGATCTGCAGCCGTCAACAAGACCATCTATCTCTATCCAGACCGCGCCGGCAATAAGCGCAGGGAGGAGCGGGAACAGATAACTACCGACTCGCTCAATCTGAAGGCAGCTCTTGAGTCGTATGGCTTTATGGTGATACTCTATAATGAAGATGCGCCTACCATCTACCATTGGCAGCAGTTCAAACTCTGCCAGATGTTGTTCGGAGAACGCAGTCCGCTTCTGCCTGTCATCCGTATCGACGAGAACGAGTGTAAGAACCTCTGTTCTGCCATCATGATATCTCCTCTGAAGAAAACGGACGGAAAGATAGAACTTGATAAGAGTTCGGAGAAGAAACAGCAACAGAAGAACCAGGCAGGGCTTACCACACAGCTGCCTTCTGCGATGATTTACCTGCTTTACGGCCTTTATTCTGATGCCGTGAAGGCGGAATTAAGTACATATCCTACCGATTTACCGGATAATTTCGAGATATAAACGCAGAATAATGCTGCATTTCTGCAGTAATAATTTTCACGAGAATATCAATAATTTACGGAAAATGAAAGGGTATAAATGCTAAAATGCTGATAATCAGCCCAAGCGGACCGGCTGGGAGAAAAACTCTCGAAATCACATCACCCAAACGTGCACGCACCGCTGGGAAGGGAAAGAGAGGTGCAGGCCTTACGTTTCTCGGAAATATGACGGGGAACAGGTGCAGCCGGTCTTTTGCAGGGCAATAATTTTTCACTATCTTCGCATCATTATGAGCAAGACAAGTAAGAACATCATCATGGATGGCATCACGGCACTCCAGTGGGCCAGAGAGATCAGTAAGCTACCCGATGGGGAGTTCACCCTGGTTTTCTTTCCTTACTCAAGGTCGAGAGGCGAGGCGAGCGCAAAGCTTCAGGTACGCCGGCATTGTAAGTATCGAACCCAGTTGCCGAAAGAACGTTTCGCCATCGATGGAGAGAACTACCTTCTCTATACAGACGAAGATGAAGAGCCGAAGATGTGTTACCGGATTCTCATCAGGTACATGGGTTTCCCTCAAGACGGATTTAAACTTCACAAAATAAATTGGTTATGAAAGAATACGAAATAGACATGTATGGCAACGCCGGCATCTACCTTGCCGATGGCAATACCTTTACCTTCCAGCTAGGTGAAGGCGACTCCATCTTTGGTGCAGACCAGCTCTTCCAGTCGCCACTCCTGGAGTCTCCGTTCGGTGGCACACTCTGGATGCAGCAGCATCATTATCTGGGCATACAGGGATACCAGGTGTTGATGCGTGGTCACAACAACCAGCAATGCGACGAAGTGACCAAGGAGATTAAGGAGAACCGACTGCTCCCACGTCTCTACTCCAAGGAGATCAAGATGCTCTATGGCCATGGACTCGTAGTATACAAGCAGGCTATTGAGAACGGCAAGCTGGTACGCAAGTACGAGGAACAGCCTGAAGTAATGGAATGGCTCGACTCCTGGAGTTCCCGCGGCATCCCTTCAGTCGAGGAGTTCTGTAAGACCTGCATCAAGAACTTCTATTACTTTGGCGACTTCTTCGTGAAGTGGCGCTTCACCCGAGGCAAGATAATAGGTATGGGCAAGCCGGTGGCTGCGCTTGAGGCGATGGAGAACCGCTACTGCAGGCTGGCAACTACCCGCCAGGATGTTGCTTCAGAATTGATTTCGTACGGAGACTTTAAGCAGGTTGTAGTAGGGCGATTCGCCTATGGCTTATCGAGTTACTCGGTTTATCCAAAGTTCAGCTTTAACGAAGTTGACAACTACCGGTATGCTGCGATTTCTCATCACAGAGAGAAATCAGTAGACGAATTCTATGGAGCCAACGAAACGCATCAGGGTGCTCGTCCGTACATTCAAGGTAGTAACAAGACAGCCCGATACATTAACAGTTTTCTGAAAAACTCGCTGGCTGCAAAGGTGCATGTCATTATACCGAACGCCTGGATTCAGAGTAAGCGCACCCAGATGACCAAGCTCTGCGAGGAGAACAAGCGACGCAAGGCGAAGGGCATGGAGTTGCTGAAGTATAACGGTATCGATATCGGTACAGACTTCAAGGAGTCGTGCATGGTACGGTACGTCCGTGACGAGGTACGCAAGTTCAGCTCCTATCTGTCAGGTGCAGACAATCAGGGCAAAGGTTTCTCTTCCATCTCCTTCATGGATGCCCAGGGTCACGAGCAGTCGTGGAAGGTGGAGACCATTGACCTCAAGTATAAGGAATATATCGAGGCGCTCATCTCCTACGACAAGCGTACCGAGCAAGCCCTTCTGTCTTCGGTAGGTCTCGATGCAGCCATATCTGCAGTAGATAAGGATGGCGTCATCTCGAAGAGTGGAAGTGATACCTATTATAATTATCTCATCTACATCATGTCGCTCACCTCGGAGGACGAAGTCTGCGCAGAACCGCTCAACTGGGCGTTGCGCATGAACTTCCCGGAGCTCTACAAGCAGGGCTGCAGGCTAGGGTTCTACCGCGAGGTTCCGCAGAGACAGGAAGATATAACACCATCCAACCGACTTAACCAACAGCAGGCATGAACAAGAAATTTCAACTCAATCAACTCTTCGCCAGTTATGCGCAGTTCTGCAACTGCGCACCTGGTGCAGATACAAGCGCCGACTTCGACAGCCTTCAGGGCTCTGCCGTAGCCGCACGCAAGCGTATTGTTGCCATCATCGGCAACAATACGTTCTCCGATATTGTCGGTATCGAGGAAGAAGAGAGTGGCATTAAGGATTTTCTCCGCGCTGCCATGGCGAACCTCACGCTAGCTACTCAGATTATCTTCGATGCCGTGAACCGCAGAAAGAACGATATCAATCTCTACAAGTACGAGATGGAAGGCATGAAGCGCTCCTATATGGAGAACTACTTTAATGCGATGGATTCGTTGATTTCCGAACTTACTGAAGAGATAAGTGCCGATGATCCTGCCGATATCCGTCTTGCCATGGAAGACTGGCGCAAGACCAATTACTACAAGATGCTCGGCAAACTGAAGGTAGTTACTGCCGATGAATTCGATGAAATTTATCCTATCGACCTCTCGTATCTCTTCTTTTTCCGTTGTGTTCCTCTCCAGAAAGAGGTGCTCGATGAAAGCATAGGCGCCTACTTCGACCGGCTCGAACAGGGAGGAGAAGACCAGACGTTTGCTGAGTTTGCCCAGAAGGCGTTGCCTATGCTCAAGCGTGCCCTGGTGAAGAAGACCGTGGCGAAGGCTCTCAGGCGTTTCGATATCCTGGAGTTTCCTGCCACCATCCGTAACCTCTTCGACGACAATACCGCCACCCGCTCAGGCAGCGACGAGGCAAGCCGTGCGCTACAGCTCGCCTCACAGCTAGACGGGGAGGTGGAAGATCTGCTGCATAATGTGGATATGCTCCTCGATGCTCAGGAAGGAAACGATTTTCTTTCCTTCTCTGCCGAGAACCGTCCGGACGACAATATGTATTTAATGCCATAAGCTTATGAAAAAGACGATAACCGTAAGAGCAAACGGAATAGAGCATGAAATTCCGAACTCCTGGGAACTACTCACTTCTGACCAATATCTGAAGCTGGTGGAGCTGCTTTCTCTCATGGAGAGTGGGCAGTTTTCCCCAGGTGCTGTGAAATGTCTGTTTCTCTGCTACATGAAGGGATGGAACCTGAACAAGATTAAGCGCGATGAGCGAACCCTGGAGAACTTCATGTCTATAGCCAGTCAGCTCTCGTTCATCTTCCAGGAGAAAGATGATAAGTTCGTGCTCGATCTCTGTTTCTGCCGGCAGCAGTTGCCGATTATCTTTATTGACAAGAAAGTCTATTATGGTTACGAGGTCAATACAGATTTCAGTTCGCTCACCTGTTCACTCACGGCCCTTCAGTATATCGAAGCGCGCCAGCTGCTCGATATGGGCGAGGAAAGTCTTCCTCTGCTGGCTGCGATACTCTACTTCGACAAGAAAGTGTATTCCTCGGAAGAGGCGCAGAAACTCGCTCTGAAGTTCAAGAAACTGCCTGTCAATACTCTTCGGGCGATAGCTTTGAACTTTACTGCAGTAAATAATTTCCTCTTCTCGAAGACTGAATTCTCCCTGCTCACCAAGTTTATACCCAAGGAGGGCAGCAGTATTACTACCGATGCAACCGATGCGCTCTACGATCTCTCCAAGGATGGACTGGGTAATGCCCGTCAGGTAGAACAGCTGAACGTGCTTACCTATCTCCGCATCCTCAGAAAGAAGACCATCGAGGGAGTAAAGAGTCTGAAGGCTACCGGTATGGAGTTGGCCAAGATAGCAGACGAGGTAGGGTTACCTCTGGAGATAGTTAAAAAGATTATATAACTGAGGCAGGGAAACAACCTCTCTGCGACAAAATTATAAAAGCCTATGTTATTGGATTTATTCGAATATTTCGCCAAATTTCCTGCTACTGCAGGAGTTACGAAGGGTATTGCCAACAAGGGCGAGAGTAGTATGGAAGAATATGCTACCGTGCTCAAGGCAATCAAGGAGATGCCCGAGAAAGAACTGGTTCCGGAGATAGAAAACTACGTTTACGGCCAGTCGTTCGACGAACTGAAGCAACGCATCGATAAGCTTACCGGTTCCTTCCTGTTCGTAGATTACGGAGAAGTGGATATGCAGAGCGATGGGCGCCGGAGTTTCCAATGTACCCAGCGTATAGCCGTAACTGTAGCGATGAAGTTATCTGCTCATGCCGATATGCTCGAACGAGTCATAGCCAACGACCGCACCCTTCAGATGCTTTCGAAGGTTCATGCCCGTATCATGGCAGATGTGGAGACAGAAGGACTCTACTGGATGGACCGGGAGAGTATTACTACCTGCGAGATCATTCCGTTCGTATCTGCAGAACTCCAGAGCTACGGCTGGACCCTCATGCTTTCGGCTACAGGCGCAGACATCCTGGATGTTCACCGGCTGTCGCGCCAGATGATGCGCTAGCGTCCTTTGCGGCTCCGGAATATTTGTGTAATTTTGCAATGTCTAAAAAACATAAGGCCGAAATGTTATGAAACAATATAAACGAAATATACCGATGATAGCAATCACCTCGCTCCCTCTGACGGCTGTGTCGGAAGGATTCCAGTATGTGTATCAGGACTGGGAGTTTGCCAAGTGGATAGCGATAGCCATCTCTATCGATACCTTCCTGGGTGTATAGAAACATCTTATTCACAAGGATGCGTCTAGCGAATCCTTCTTCTCCAGGTTCACGAAGAAGATTGTAATCTACGTCTTCCTGATGATCCTGAGTAATTTTGCAAGTCATGCCACCGTAGAAGGCTCTACCGTTGGCCCGATGCAATGGATAGGAACCTATATCTGCGTGTTCATGATGGTACGCGAGATATTCTCCATTATCGAGAACATACAGGCTATATATCCGATATTACCGAAGAACTTCGTAAAGCGTATGAAGGACTTCAACGACAAGGGAGATTACATCGGCGGCGGACCTATCAACTTTTCAGAAAGAGATGCGCCCGATGATGCATCATAGGTATACATTATTATAAGATATATAAAGGTATGGCAAATAAAGCTCAATTAGCCTTCGCCCGTCAGGTGTATGCTGCGGCCGTGGAGGCAAAAACAGAAATAGATCCTGCCTTCGTTACTGCCCAGGCTATGCTTGAGACAGGATGGGGTTCAAGGGTTATCGGTAAGGCTAACCTCTTCGGTATTACCAAGGGCAGCCAATGGAACGGGGATATCGTCATGGTGAAGACTCACGAATATTTCAAGACTCCTAAACAGAAGTTCAAGGAGCCAGACTGCATCGTCTCCGTGTGCAAGGTTGCCGGCAAAAATCTCTGGTATTATACCGTGATGCGTGCCTTCAAGGATTTCGACTCTGTAGGCGACTGCCTGAAGGAACATGAACGTCTCTTTCAGAAGTCGGGCTATAAGGATGCCTGGCCATACCGTAAGGACCCGTTCAAGTTTGCCCAGAAGATATGCGACGCGGTAGGGTGCAAGTACGCTACAGATCCTACGTACCTCACCACCATTACCTCTATTATCAAGACGATCCAGCGGAAGTGTGTATAAATTTTAAGTATTTTTGTTGTTATTTGTTGTTAGTGTGAATAGGTTTATAGGTTTTATTAAGGTTATTCTTCTAGTGCTGATTCCGCTCGCCCTGGTTATGGCATTCAAGGAGTGTCACGAACTCCGGGGCGAGTCGGAGCGCACGAAAGAGAATCAGGATATCCTCCTTCACAACGGCAGGGTAGAGATAGGACGGACGCAGTCAGGCAGGCCAAGAGCTTCCGTGCAGGCGATCACGTTGAAGACGTCTGACCTAAAGCGTAACCCCGACTCTCTCCTTGCCGTTAACAGGAAGGAACTCAAGATAAAGAACAGCCGGATCATGGCGGCAGCTACAACCTCTACCACCACCAAGGTAGACGTGAAGGCAGCCATCCAGCCGGTTCCTCACGATACATGCAGTCGAAGTCTTTCCGGTTCCTACCGACCGCCCGACGTCTCGCAGACGGTATCCTGGAGTGATCCATGGATAACCCTGCGGGGCGAAATCGAGGGCGACAGCATGCGGGTACATATCGAGAGTCGCGATACCCTTCAGGTGATTGTTCACCGTGTGCCGAAGAAGTTCCTCTTCTTCCGTTATGGGACTAAGGGCGTTCGAATGGAGGTGGTGGGCCAGAACCCGCACTCCCGGCTCTCTTATCCTAGGATTATCATGTTTAAGAAATAG